CCTTATTTATACGAGGTGGTTGAAATGTAGGATCTAAAATTTTACTTGCGTGTAAGAGGCGAAGATAAACATTATCTATCCGCTCGTATGCCAATGTATTTTCAAGTAGAACTTCACACATCCGCTGCCTCACCTCCAATGTTTTTTTCACCATGGCGTCGAGGAATTTTTCGTATTGAATAGATTGTCTGTTTGACTCTAAATATACCCAATCAGCGAGGGGCTCTGTATTGATGTAATCTTTAAAAGTCGCATATTGCCCTACACTTCTAATATAGCGTTCGTATTCAATCTCAACATATGAAAGATCAGACTCCACGTCATGAATATGTCGAGCAGACTTAAAAAAGGAGGTCATTTGATTTAAAGACGTTTTGTTTCTTTAAACACCTAAGTGGCTTCTGTCCACGTAAAAAGTATGTACTCTTCAATCGCTAATAACAGTTTTTCCTACCTCCTCACTATAAATGATTTCCGGAATCAGTTACCAGAAGAGTTTAAACCCTCATGGATAAAGATTACCACAATTACGATGGTCTCGAGCTTTGTCCAAAAAATTGATATCGATAGATTACGGACCACTTTTGAGAGGATTGGTTCCTACAAGATGAGGCGACAGGGATCAAAAATGGATGGATTTGAATGGAAATTGAAGCCAACTACATTTTACAATCAGGTCACACTTACCTACCACGATACATACAGTACGAAATCTGTAAAGGTGTTCCCAAATGGAAGTATCCAAGTTGCAGGGTGTTGTGATCTCTTCGATTGTAAGCGCATCATCACCCAACTTATTTTCATTTTCAAAAACTTTTTGGGTATGACCAACACAGCTCCAGTGGAATCTTTCCGGGTTGTGATGATCAATTCAAACTTCAGTCTCAATTATAACATTAACCTGATGCAAGTTTCAGATTGGTTTGAGAGGTACAATGACATTTTTAAGGTGTCTTTTGAACCAGATAGATATTCAGCGGTTAAGATTAAGTTCAAACCAGCCCATGATATGAAGGAGATTACCTGCAGTATCTTCAGCACAGGGAAGATTATAATCACTGGGGCAGAGACCCTAAAAGAAATTGCATTTGGGTACAATATAATTAATCAGCACATCAACGAGAACCCCAGGATTAGGGTTTCTCGAACTACAGAGACGGATGTTTTTGATATATTTTTGGGGTACAGGTGTGACCCCTTTGTGAAGGTTTTGAAAGAGAGAGGTTTTGAGTCATGGATGAAAACTATATCCAATAGACAAATTAATTTCTAGGTGTATTTTAATAAAAGATGTCTCAACGACTTGGCATGGCCGATGGTCGATGCTTCACCATAAACACGTCAGCCCAACTGTTCAACAACTACGTGATGAAACAGAACAACATTTCCTTCGAGGACAACTATTCGTACCGTCAGCTTCTCCAAAAGTCTGGACCAGAAATGCTCTCCAAGATCCAAGACGAACAGGGGAAGACTAACTGCAATGACTGCAACAAACCACTCGTCAATGCATCCAAGATTTACTAACTGAGCTAAATTTGGTAAAAAACTTTACACCCGTACTATAGAATGTCAACATGTTCCATATGTCTAAATGAGGTTAAGTCGACTCGGGCAAATCCACCGACTCGATGCGGACATATGTTTCATTCCCACTGTCTACAGGAATGGAAAAATAAAGGTAAAAATACTTGTCCTGTATGTAGAAAAGTTTTTGATGCTTCGCAGTTTAAAATTACAGTCACAGTACAGAACAATCACACAGCAGTGTCAAATACTGTGTCATTGAATGAAAATACTACAATGGAGGTTGTGGATCTTTTCGATCTATCCTTCGACGGTGTCGAAAATTTGATGGATTTAGATAGTATTCTATCGGACCTTGGGATGAGTCTTTCCGACTTTGATGCCGGAATTCTTGACGCAGAATGAACTACAGTACTTCTCATAGTTTAGACCTGGGTAGTTCCTAGAAGCTTTACGGGGATCTTTTATCATACCCCCCTTAGCGTCAGTCAGAAGTGGACCCGTAGCCCACCCCCTCTTGTGACTGAATACGTTAGCTTTGAATACAATACGTTTCCCAGTTTTGAAGGTTCCAGCCTTCTTTATCCTTGACTCTGGTACCTTGAAGAACTTAGCTACCGATTTTATGGTATCTCCAGGCTTCACTTTGTATTCTACAACACCATGTTGCTTATAAAAGTGAAAGTCACCCTGACGAATATAGTTCGTTGGTCGCCCAGGGGAAACAAACATCATGACCTTGAAGTAGCCCTTTTTACATTTTGTATTCGCATCAACCTTGTAGACCTTTTTGGGGTTGTCTGATATGACGCGGTTTGGGAGACCTGTACAGTGGGTATAGTTGTGATTACCATTTGACAATCCAGATCTATCACCTGGTATAGATTTCTGCCAACGATAGGCTTCATAGTCACCAACAGCATACGCATAACAATTATTATTACCTATACCTACACTTGTTCCCCACCTCCTATTTGTAAACCTACTTTCTGACCCACTCAGGGGGAGGTCTTTCATTTGAAGTAGGGATAGAAAAAAAATATCCACCCCTAATAAATGATCAAGGAGGTTTCCAAATCCGAAAGTAAGTCTGACATTCTCTCTGAAATTCTCATCTTCGTGCTCACAATCCTCATCAGCACCTTCATCCTCCGCCTCGTGTGGAACAGGTCGCTCGTGAAGCACATCTCTATCCTCAAGCCTATCAAGAACTTGACGGATGCCCTCATTCTCGCCATCTCCATGACCGTCATCCGTGGCCTCTAAACTTCATTGTATCCAACTAATTGTTTACCATTGGGGTCTACGAGTGTCGGGAACGCATCCATACCAGCACATGATTCTTTATCACAATCGATAAACGTATGAGGTATGTTTTTCTTATTCATATATTCTAACTGCTTACGAGTCCATCCACAACCCATGGTCCCGTAAACCGTCCATTTCTTACCGTCTTTTGGTGGAGCCCGTTCAGTTCGCATGAGAATCATGATAACAACAATCAATAGAATCACGAAAGCAATCATATTTTATTATAGGTAAATATTAAAATGTCTTCAACTGAATTTACTATTGGAACTAAGAATGTCACACTCAAGTACACCAGGAAAATGCCCCGTGGTGAAGTTGAACGGATGAAATCATTCGTCACTAAGGATGGGGTGAAGCTCACCAAGACCCCAAAGTTTAAGATACTCTCCGAAGTTGATGAGGGCACTAAGCGCGTCTTCAAGATCGTGCTTTAATCACATCCGTCTGCGAGGGACTGGCTTGGGGGAACGGGGACCGACTTCCCGTTGTTTTTTCATAACAGCTACCGCCTTCGCATATGCAGCCGCCTTATTGATTGGTGTACTGGATTTCTTTTTCGGAGCTATGGGGGGTTTCGCAAATTTTCGTGGCTTTGGTAGGGGTAAAGCCTTGGTTTCACCCGTGAGGAAGGGTTTAGATAAAATATTTTCAAACCCCGGTAGGTAAAAGGTGTGAGCGACATTTTTACGATCGGTACCAATCAATCTAAACTCATCAACAACTGTACTTTTGCGACCCAAATACATGGGTGGTAAGAGGGACTTAATAAAATTCCTCGAGACGCGTGTGGCCACTCCGGGGTTTTTTTGTTGTGTGATCAAGTTGTAGAGACTGTTTAAGAAAAGGTGTACATCATATAGTTTATGAGATTTTCTGGAAATTCCAATATTTTTGAAGTAGTTATCGTTTATCAAAGGATTTTTTATACGGGGAAATAGTGAAAATCCAAAATCAATCATTACAGCCTCGATACCACCATTTGAAATTGTGTACGTTTTATTGTTTAGCTCAACTTTGATTTTCTTTTCGGGTACCTTTTTTATCAAAATGTTGCCCTCATGAAGATCATGGTGTCTGAATTTTGGATACTTTTTATGAATCCTGTAGAGGTTGTAAATAACCTGAACTATAAGAGACTTTTGTTGTTCTAATGTTGGGTTAGTCTTCCACCAGTTTCTTAATTCCATCCCATCGATGTATTCCATATAGATGATGACTTTATCACTACATGTCTTGTATATGTAATTTTCTGGAACACCGAAGCCCTTCAACTTTTTCGCAATAGTGAATTCCATTCGAGCTGGATTCTGTTTGAGATAGTTCTGCAATTCGACGAGAGTTACGTTATTTCCTGGTAACTTGATTTCTTTGTAGGCTACATATCTCTTACCATTCCCATTCACATTTCCCCTGAAAACATTTCCATACGCACCAGATCCAACTTTCTTCGTTGAAGGTAAATAGTCTTTGGGTGAACACCCCTTTTTCCCCCTAAAAATCTTCTTGAGATTCTTCTCAATGTTGGACATTCTTACTTATTCGTAAGAAGTTTTTTTCTTCTTACCAATAGAGATTGGAAATTTTTTTGTTTTTTTAGGGACATTAGACATCAACCTCCTCATCAACCTCCTCCTCGTCGTCCTCATCTTCTGGCTCTGGGAGATCGAGGCCCTGGAAGGCGAAGGACGGGAGCTTCGTAGACTGCTCCAATAGACATTGGTTGAGCCTCATGGTGACACCGAACTTGTTATCGATGAACCAGATGCTACTGAGATCAATGATGCACATAACCTTCTGACCCTTCTCGATGGCCTCGACCGTCGTAGGCTCACGCTTCATCGTGTAAGCCTCGGGAACAAATGTGCCATCGGGCTTGGTTGTAATCTTCAGCTTCATAGTAGAGGGGTACTGTTCCTTACCGGGGCGAACCATCGGCTTGTAAAGGGCCTCCTTGAGAACCGCGACGTTGAACTCCTTACCGAGCCACTCCTTAGAGTTCTTGGCGACAGTATTGACGATGATATCATCAAGCTCAGAAAGCGTCTTGTGCACGTCCATAGCCTGCTCGTTATCTGGGTCAAACGAGAGATCGAGGGAATAGGTGGTGCGTCCAGTTCCCTCGTCAGTAAAGGCACTGAGACCGAAGGGGGATCGCATGAAGGGGAGTTGAATGTAACATTTTTTGTTGCCGCCAGCGTTTAGGTAGACGGTTTTACCGCCATTTTTGTTTTTACGGAGGTTCGAGAAGCCCACAGAAGCAGGGGAGAGATCGGAAATTCGTTGAATAGAGAGCGACATTGTTTGTTGGTTATATTTATTCTAGGAGGTTCAACTTTAAGTTAGTTTTTTTCTCGATATATGTTAAAACAATTATGGGTCTTTTTAAAGACTGTGGTTGCGGCTGCAACGGTAAAAAACAGCAGGAGAAATTAACAATTTCCGTCATTTCCGGTTTACTATTTTTCATAGTGGCGAACCCCAACACCTTCCTTCTCGTCAAGAAGGTTTTGGGGCCCCGGATCGCATCCAACACTGGTTGCCCAACGACGTTGGGTCTATTTGTCCACGCCATCGTTTTCACTCTCATCGTGTGGGCTATGATGAATGTGAGAAAGAGTTCGGGTGGTTGCTCTAAGAAGAATGGTAAAAAGGGTGAGAAAAAGGTAATCGTGGAACAACCACAGGTGGTGGAACCTGAAGATGAGGTTACCACAAGTGAGTACAAACTTCAACCCATGGCGATCAGTTCAGAGGGAGCTTTATTCGACTAAAACTCCTCATCAAATCCGATATCATCCGATGTGTCATCCATCTTCCCGTAATCCCCTACCCTCTTTTCAAAAAAGTTGGTTTTTCCGTCTAGACTTATGTTTTCCATAAAGTCGAAAGGATTCTTTGAACCCCACAATGTGGGTTGACCAACCTGTTTGAGAAGACGATCGGAAACGTACTCGATGTATTCAGACATCTTCTCAGAATTCATCCCTATGAGATTACACGGTAGGGCATCTAAGATGAACCCTTTTTCAATTTCCACAGCCTCCTTCACGATAGAATGAATCGTATCTGTAGAAGGTTTGTTCCGTAAAAGTTTGAAAAGTTCCACGGCAAACTCCTGATGGAGACCCTCATCCCTAGAGATGAGTTCATTCGAGAAGCATAGACCGGGCATCAGGCCACGCTTCTTGAGCCAGTAGATGGCACAGAAACTTCCAGAAAAGAAGATTCCCTCTACACAGGCGAACGCGAAGAGACGTTCAGCGAAGGTTCGGGACTTCGTATCGAACCATTTTAGGGCCCAGTTGGCCTTTTTTTGAATACAGGGGACGGTTTGAATAGCTTCGAAGAGGTGTTTTTTCTCAGTAGAATCTTTGATGTATTTGTCTATCAGTTTAGAGTACGTTTCCCCGTGGACCATTTCATTGTGACATTGGTATGCATAGAATGAACGGGCCTCAGAGATTTGTACCTCATCGGCGAAATTGTTATTGATATTCTCAAATACAATTCCATCGGAGCCAGCAAAGAATGCCAGGATATACTTTATGAACTTTTGCTCGTTGTCGTTGAGTGCTTTCCAATCGTTCAGGTCACCAGATAGATCTACCTCTTCCGCAGTCCAATTGGACATTTGGGCCTTCTTATAGAGTTCCCAGAGCTCAGGATACTTCAGGGGAAAGACAGTAAATCTGTTGAGGGTTGGGGATAGGATGGGTTCATATTCTTCTTCTATGTATTCCTGGTATTCAAAGTAGTTTCCGATATGACGTCCGTCAATAAATATTTGAGGGTAGGAATCGATACTGCCACCACATAGATTTTTTAGTTCCTCTTTTTCTATCAAAATCTTTTCGTATTCGAGACCCTCTGCCTCACTGAGGGTCACCGCGTGGTCGCAATACTGACATCCTTCCTTCGAATAAATAATAACTTTCATCTGTGATATTATCCCTGAATATTTTTTGTGAGAAAACTCTAAGCATGATTGTGCCATCTGAAATAAACGAAAATGATATAGTAAAACTATTTGTAAACGAAGACGGTATTGAAGACGAAATGTACGGTGTTGTCGGGATGAACACTGGCCTGACCCTTGGGGTTAGGTACTTAAATCCAACTGAACTTATTTATAAGTCTGCGTGTGTCTACAAAATAGACGACGGGGAATTGTCCCCTGCGCCCTTTGAAAGTCTCATGGAGCATTATCCAAGTGGAACGACGTTCTGTGATCTGGAAATGAAGTCCCTCGGTGGTAATATGTTTGCACACTATTATGAGATTGACGTCGAGGATACTGACAGTGACATATATGACGAGGGACAGTCGGGATCTGATTTAGATGATTTCGTCGTATCAGATGGTGAAATACAAGGTTCCCCACCACCCGGGCATGAGATAATCGATAAAGAATGGGCGGGATGGAAACCCTCGACTTCAGGGGGTAAAAGTTTTAAAGAAACAATTGATATGATTGAAATGCACGTAAAAGGCCTAAGTATATAGTGCGTCATTTGGAAAAGTAAAAAAAAGTTTGACATCTAAAAAGATGCTGGCAGCTATCTGGACTCAGTTAGATTCATTATTACCAAAACAAACCGAAGAAAAGCCAGCTAACATACATATATGCCGTGAGTGCTCAGGTACTAAAATTATTTCACCCGAAGGATTACCAACGTGTTCTGAATGTGGACTTGTAGATGACAGGTTTATCGATGATACCGCAGAATGGACGAGTGGAATGACGGACGATGGAAAAGTGAATGATCCATCTAGGTGTGGTAATCCTAATCCAAACCCAGAGCTCTTTTCACAAAATTGGGGAAAGGGAACTGTTATTTCAACGCAACGTTCTTCAACATACGAAAATAAACGTATGGCTAAAATTAACTTTCATATGTCTATGAACCACAAAGATCGTTCTCTTTTTCATGCGTATAAGGACATTGATGAGGCGTGTCATACTTTACCAGATTCGATACTCAAAGATGCCAAGATGATGTACAAAAAATTTAACAATCAGAAACTTACCCGTGGTGCGGTGCGTTTGGGGATTAAGGCGAACTCTGTACTGTACGCATGCCGTCTTGCTCAATTTCCGAGGACGACTAAGGAAATTGCTGAAATGTTTGGAATTCAGTCTAAGGATATTAGCCGGACAACCCAGATGTTCCAAGACGTTATAGCGGGGAAAACCGAAAAGAACTACGTGACAAAAGCATTCGACGTGATGAATCGTTTACTAAACTCTTTCGAGGTTACCCGTGATGAACGACTTCGGTGTAATAGGATGTGTAGTGCGACAGAGGATTGTGTGGATCTTATGAGCAAAACACCCAATAGTATTGCATCCGCAATTATTCATATAGTTTTTGGAAATAAGGTTACGAAGGCGGAGATGTGTGAAAAGTGTTCGGTGTCTATACCGACACTAAACAAGATAGAGATCATTATAAAAAAACACTTAGAGGTTAAAGGTGTAGTTTAGAAAATGACCAAGTTGTTTCTCGCCACACCATGTTACGGTGGGCTGTGTTTAGAAAAGTATATGTCTAGTATTATTAAACTTCAAGTTCTTTTAATAAAAGAAGGTATTCAGTTATATCTCGACACGACCGAAAATGAATCACTCGTACACCGCGCCCGTAATGTATCCGTGGGACGCTTTATGCAGAAAACGGATTGTGAATATTTTATGTTTATCGATGCCGATATTCACTTCGACCCAGCATCCGTAGTCCGCCTTGTCAAGTCTGGTCATGACCTCTCTGTCGCATGTTACCCCAAAAAGGTTGTGATGTGGGATCAAGCCGCCAACGCCGTGAAGAATGGGGATGATAGGGATATGTCGATGTTGTCGTCAAGTCTCGTAATCAACTTTGGAGCACAAAATCGCCCCATCACCAATGGGTTCATAGAGATTCTCGACGGTCCCACCGGTTTCATGGTTATCAAACGGTCAGTGTTTAAGACCCTGGAGGAGAAGTTCCCGGAACTTTGGTGTAAGAATGATCACCAAAATAGAGACTTTGACGACTATCACGCAGCCTTTGACTGTATGATAGACCCCGTAAATCGAAGGTACCTCTCTGAAGACTATGCATTCTGTCGTCGTTGGCAACAGGTTGATGGTAAAATCTATGCCGATGTAAATACTACACTAGGTCACGTCGGGAATTTACCATTTAGTGGGTGCTTGAATGACAGGCTTAAGGTTTAGAGTGTATTCAAAAAATATGAATCTTGTTACTATTATAACTACACGATCAAAGTCTTGTAGTGTCAAAACTCTCCATTCTATTCTACGCCTTAATATAAATTGTCTCCAAAAACAAATTAACAATGAAATTATTTTTGTCAACGACGATCCTTACGAAAAGGCGGAGATGATTCAAAAGTATATGAAAAGTCATGATCGTATACTTTTTATTGATTTTGGAATTGGTATCGACGAGGGATCTATTGCACAATGCTTCGAAGCTCACGAGGGAGTTGGGTGTTTGGTTTTTCCGGGTGTAAAAGAGGGTATAGATTGGGACATGTTTAAATCAAAAGTTCGGAGCGAAGCCGCAGAACCAGTTGAACAAATGGGTCTCACTTTCGACACATCCGTGGGTAAGAAGGTGTCTCAAGATATTTATCAAGTTGATCACACGACCGCACGTTGTTGGATGATGAACACCAAAAATACTATCAAGAGTATCAAAGATAGAAAAACTGGAAATTGGAAAGTTTACCCAAAAATGTTTGAAAAATTCAAAGAACAGGGAGTGAGGATTTATGCATTTTCAGCATCTAAGTTAAGTCTAACTTACACACATGAATGTGTAAGTAATATCTTAAACGCCGCTGGTGTAAAAGTTAATTAAAGTTATATACACACATACAAATATGTCTATCGGTAATAATTCACCACTTTACAAACACGTCGTGAATTATATCCACACATGTTGGAAGAGTAAAGACTACTTCCCGGGACCCCAACCTATCTCAATTGAACGTCGACACTTTCCCATTCTCAAGGGTGCGGAGTACCTAGTGTGTGAGAAGACGGATGGTGAGAGATATATGATGGTTGCCCTCATGTTCCAGGGTAAAAAGAAATGTATCTTTGTCAACCGCTCCTTCAACATGTTTGAAGTCCCAGTAAACCTGAAAAAGGTGGCCTACGAGGGGACCATTCTCGATGGTGAACTGTACGAGAATACCCTCATGGTCTATGACGCGGTTTTTGCCAATGGTGAACCAGTTTGGGATTTGAATCTGATGCTAAGATTGGAAGCGTGTAAGATTGTAACTGGGTCTATAATCTACATGAAAAGTGATAAATTCCGTCTCAAAGTCAAGACGTTTCATCAAATGAGGGACTACGACAAGTTCTTGGATGTGTACCTCCCCACCGTTACCCAACGTATTGACGGTCTCGTTTTCACCCCAGTGAATGAACCAGTTAGGATTGGAACCCACGAGACAATGTTTAAATGGAAACCGAAGGAGAAGAATACTGTAGACTTTCTCATGAAGAAGGAACCTTCATGGGAAGTGCCGGGCACCGTTGGGGGTCCCCTAGCGTGGAGACTCTATGTTCAAGAAAAGGGAAAGTTGGTGTTTGAATCTGAAGTTGCGATGGATCTCATGAATGAACCATGGTTCGAGGAGGGAGCTATCGTTGAATGTGATTTTGTAGATGATGGAAAACGTATGTGGTGGAGACCCCTAAAGAGGAGAACGGATAAGACGCATCCCAATAATAGAAGAACATTCTATCGGACGATTGTAAATATTAGGGAGGACATCAAGATTCAGGAGTTTTTAGATTGTAAACCATAAAATAGAATCCAGCCTCTTCGGGTAATGGACACATTTTAATAGTATCGTCGTTTATAAAATGCCACCTATTTCTACATTTTACAAATGATATATAGTGTCCATCATTTTGGTCACCCTCGTGAAGCGCTGTTGCCACTAGATTGTACTCAAATGTATCGATAACGATAGTCTCTATAATCTTGACGTGACTTTTTCTGTCAAATGAAATCATCAAAATCTGGGGAAGCTCTGAAAAGAGGGATCGTGTCGTGGCCACGTTGTGCACCTTACCCTCGGTGTCCTCAAAGTTTTCTAGTACATTCCAATCCATACTCTTTTTGAGCATCTCCCCCAAGTCAACACCATCCGAAGTCACCAAGTGAACACTGAAGGGTTCTTCACTCGTTGACTTACCACCGGGCCAAATAGTTTCTTGAACCTTCTTACCGTAAAACCATGGTTTAATGAACGGCTGCGATCGTTCAAGGATGTCTATGATACACAGAATTGCTTCTTGGACGTCGTGTTGCTCACGGGATTTAAAACGTGGAAACTCTTCTTGAAACATAGATAGAAGTGGACTTACACACAGTTTAGAATGACCACCCGTCCAGTAGACTGTGACAAAATTGGAATACACCTGAGTAAATCTACACCCCCCCTCGTATGGTTTTTTTAAAAAGTAGTTCGTGAGAACTGGTGTATGTAAAAGGCATTGAACAGCTGTATTGAAATAACAGGTGTTCCCAAGGTTGGTAAGACCTTTCATTACAATTTATCGATAAAAAAGGCTTAAGTAAAAGGCGCAAATTGTAAATGTTAAGTAAAAATCACAATGGATATTAAGCACATCACCGATACCATCCTCCCCTCCTTCGAGGCCTTCAAGACCGAGGAGAACATCGAGGTTGAAGTTCGCCTCGGGAAGCACAATGGTTCCCTCTTCGACACCAATGTAGGGAAGGATACATGGGAACGTGTCTTAAAAGGACTCAAGAACTACGATGGGTGGGAGTCCACCGACTACAACGAGTCTGACGTATTCTACAATGATAAAAATAGTGTACGAATCACCTCAAATGAAGACACTGGGGAGCAGACGATGATTCAAAAAATTAACGTCGTCAAGGAGGACTTCAAGTGTGATCCCCTTGATGTGAGGGTGTGCATCGCTCGGGAGATCCCCACTTCTGGGGAGTATGAGATGGATAGGAAGAGGACGAAGGTACGCCACTCCTTCGTGCGCAAGAATTTGAGCATCGATATGACAATCTCTTCGGGGGACAATGTCGATATGGACTCGGAGGAGGAGGCCTCATACCAGATTGAGCTTGAGATTGTGAAGCCCGGGGACGTGGATTCAGTTTACAAGTTGTTCAACATCATCAACAAGGTGGCGGATCTAGTAAAAATTATGTAATATATAGTAAGATGTTATACCTCGTAGCAGCTATACTTGTTTTTGTTCTCATACACGAAAAAACCACGGAGCCAGATGAGATCGGGGGATCTAAAAATTTCCACATGAGTCAGGGTATGTCTAAAAAGATGTACAATCAGATGAGGAAGGACGAAGTTCCCGAGAAGGAATTAAAAAAGTTCGTGCAATGGGAGGATAGATTTCTCCAAATTGAACGAATTTCAGTATGTTCGGGTTTACCCAGGTTCATCGATGCTATTTCAATTTCAGATTTAATAAAACGAACATTTCCAAAGTATGATTTTTCCTATCACACGATTCATTTGAAGCAAGCCGCAGAACCCGACAAAATTATAAACAAGAGCATAAAGTGTCAATAAGTTTTTTGTGCTTCGGGCTATCAATTCTAGTATAATTATTTAGAATATATATAATCAATCTGTTATCATCCTTCCTGTAATAGTCATTAAACTCTATTTCAAGTAGGCTCTTATGATCTTTACTGTTTCGTCCAATTCTAATGTAATCGGCTATCACGTAGATTATGCCATCTAGGAATTCTTCTCGTGCCATTTCCATCCACGAGTTTGTACGGGTACCCCAAGTCCTTGTATCATCGTTAACTCTAACACCATGATTATACCTTTTCAACCCTAGTTCCAGCCGGGAAAGAATTTCTTCCGCGGGCGGCTGCGGCGACAGCGTTCCACTTCTTCCGTGCATTATTTACATTCATATTAGCTCTAAACTTTAACCACGATTTCTTATATTTATCCATCTTCTTCTTCGAGGGAGCTGTTTTTTGGTTCATCGCGTAAATGGTGGCGGCGCGTCGGTATGCATTCTTCAAGTTGTTAGCGATACCTGTAACATTTACGGTGTTCATGTAGAACTTCTTCTCCAGTTCTCGTTTTCTCTGCATTTTCCATTGAGATACCATCTTTTTCTTGAGAGCATCGATGTCTTTCTTGAATGGAACATTTTTCCGATTCCTCTTCATGATAGAGTTGGCCTCTTTTTTAATATTTCGGATGTCTTGATTCAAAGAAGGTTTGTATCTCTTCATCCACTTGTCACCATACAGCTTGGTGAGGTCTTTACGGATTGAATTGTCATTTAGACCCCTCTTTCGCATAACTTCAGCCTTAATCAGAGTCCTTTCTAAATTTTTCGCAAGGTTATTGTTTGGGGACTTGGGCTTGGGCTTGGGCTTGGGCTTGGGCTTGGCGAGTTCGTTCCGAGCCTTCTCAATCTTGGCACACAGGGAGTTCTTGGTATCTTTGGGACCCACTGAGATGTTTAGAATCTTAGCGATACGGGTGAGTTCAGTCTTAGTGTAGTTACTACACTTGGATTTACCAATTTTGAAAGACTTGTTCGTTCCAGAGAGGCGTACATTTCTATTTTTATTGGTATTCCTAAACGTCGCATTTTTCTTATTATTCGCGGACGCCTTTTCAATTTTTTTGCATAGTTCCTCCTTTGTGGTGCTCTTAGTTATATCTACGATACCCATTTTCTTAGCCATGTCCACGAGTTTGGGTTTCTTGAGACTCGTACACTTCTTCGCGCCAATCATATATACGAGGACCTGTTTTCTAATTCTGGGCCTGGTGGGCTTCGACTTTGGTTTGACCACAGTTACCTTTGTAGAAGTCTTTTGGGCTTTTTTTGGGAACGCGCCGGTTATATTTATAAACCCGTTTTTATACAGTATCTTAACAAGATCACTCCCCGCGTTGTAAGCATCCATCATATCTCTGGGGTTCTTAGCCCCAGATATTTGGATATTCCCAGACTTGGATAGAATAAACTTGTGCTCCCTAAAGGTCATGTACAGGAAGGGAGCCAGTTCGGGTTCATACGAAATGTAGGATATTTCAAACTTGTTTTGGAGTCTCGCGACGTTCTTCATATCTTTAAAGATACCGTTGAACATAAAGGTCCCACTGAGATTGTTGTATTGGAATGGATTATATAGGAAGCTTTGCCCCTCCGTATACTTACCTATAACAAAGTTGCGAATGAGTTCAGCCTGATTGGATATATCGCGTCCAACGAAGCCCCCCGAAAAACGTATCTTACCATTTTTGTATATGTTCACCGTACCCCCCTTGGTTTCGGTGTTGTTGGTAATTTTCAGTTTAATTTGGACCGTCGAAAAGTTTTTGTTTAGGTCACCCTTAGGTCCATATTCCTTCGTATGAGAGAACCCCGTCTTAAACTGCCCGTAAACACCGCGGATATCCTCCGTGTCTACATAAAGACCCTCACCAATGGGGGTTTGACCGATTGGCGATCGCATAAGTATTTTTTTGAGATTCACGCGATCCCCGCTACCAAAGTTTGTATTTACGGTGGCGTTGAACATACCCATATTCAATTTACTGACTTCAATCTCCCGTGTTACATTTGGAACAGGCATCGCATCAGCAAATTCATCACCGAGGGTATTATAGTTTTGATTATTCATTAAATTTTCTTGTAAGGGTTGTGGTATCTGTACCGGGCGTGTTGGGCGACTGGGGGTTCTAAAAAATGAGGAAGCCTTGGCCAAACTTTCCCTTCTTCTTCGTGCTTCCCTTTGCGCGTTCGTCTCGACATTCATAGCCTCCTCAAGCTCTCTCGCAAAATTGTCATTCGAGTTTGAGTTTGGACTCTGAACTTCTACACCAGATTGTCTGACAAATTCCTTGACACTCTGGCTCATATTACTAATTGGGAATATTTTTTTCAGTGGTCGGTACTAATCTCCATGAGTTCATCGACAACATCGACACCGTAAATCACGGGTTGATTTTTGTATTGCCTACCCTTGTAAACAACCGCTGCATTTTTAACTTCTATATCTCTGGAACTAAATGGACCCGCGTAAAAGTCTTGATGGAATTTGGGTTTCCCCAGGTTGTTTGCTTCACAGTGCCGCTTGAAAGATTCGATGAACAGTGTCTGGGGGACAAACTTTTCGGGACCCAAAATGATATTGGTAGATTCTAGGAAATTGATCAGAGTGCTCGCAACCATGGCAACCTGGTTTTGAATCTTTTTGAAATACTTCGGGACCACATTCCAAATATCCTTATCACTGTACTTATATGCATAATCTAGATACGCCCTGACGCATTTGAGGAGGATAACAGGTAACTCCCTGTCGAGTTTCTTGTCAAGGTGGGGGTCCGCGTCCTGGACCTGCTTACTGAAATTCCATGGCAAGATACGACGGAGGATAGATCCAGAATTGTCTTTCCAGTTTGGAACTTCGTTACCACCTAAAACACCGGGAACCTTCCATTCGATGGAAATGGCTGTTTTGTTCTTGACGGCTATAGAAACATCTTCACCCGAAACAATAGACTGAAACTCAGCCTGTTCCAGAGCCAGATCACCTTTGACTTCGGGTGCGATAAACATGAAAGAATCCTTGATGGCTGAGAGTCCAAACTTCTTCTCGATGTTATTTGAAAGCGTACCAACATCTTCACTATCGTAGAACTTCTTGAACACCTTGGTGATCAGCGTGGATTTACCAGACCTCGCGATACCTTTGAAGAATGGGATAACCTGCCAACCATCCATGTCCCCAACTTCGAAACAGAGTCGTCCACCCATTACATACGCCCAGTTACACACCTCCGGGTCTCCAAATTGCTGGTAGTCCAACACACTGTCGAAATAGGGTGTGGGGATATCCTGCCACCGTTCCTTGTGTGAAAAGTCGTCAAACTGTTGATCAAAGTACTTACACGCGACTATAGTTGGATCGAGGCACCTGAATTCCTTACTGTCGTAGGGGTAGAAGCGGCACTCATACGCGTCGCGATCTGCGTTATATTGTTTCCCAACAAAAACCCCGTTCTTAAACGACCAGACGTGACGTCTTTTCTCAATTTGGGGAAACTGGTGATCAACGCACTTGGATATATTGTCGATAACCTCCCTGTATACAGACCCCTTGCTCGTAAAGTTTTTCCAGTTGTTAAAATCGTCATCTTTGGATGACAGGGAATATACAAATTGAGTAATAGTAAATTTAGGAATCCATGCACGGGTCCTGTATCCATCGACCGTTCGAATTTCTTCACAACAATGATCCCTGTACCGGCGGTACCCAGACTTGTAGGTCTGGTCCAGGGTGTACAGTAGACATTTTTGAAATGGAGTCGCACTCTCAATCTCATCTTCATCCATCGTAGATGGATCAGAGGACGAGGTAACTTGGGGCAATAATGTTGGATTAACAATTCGTTCGTATGACATGTAATGTCTTCGAATGTTTTCGTACCCATCGTTGATCTGCTTCAATACGTTGTTAATTCTCTTAACGAGAGTGATACCATCTTCATCTACCGATAAGGTATGGATCTTTAATTCTCGAGTGTGATTCTTGAGATCTACCATGAAACGACGATGTCTTTCCCTTACACCTTTGATCGCTATGATATCGATGTTCGAGGGATCTGGGTTACCGTAGGCATCATAGTTATCTGGGTGAATATACTGCCGGTATCCCAATTCCCGGGCATTCCTATAGTCCTCAGATTTCAAGTCCCAACGAAACTCGATGGTATCGATAAGTTTTACAATATGTTCCTGATTCATCGACTGGATTTGTTCCTTGTGAAGTTCCGCCAAAGCTTCATAAGTGTTGGGTTCCTTGTCGATGAAGTGGGTTTCCTGCATTTATATTATATACAATTTATTCCTTAAGCACTTTGAATCTTACTGAGCATTTTAACTAAAATTTTATTTTGTGTTTGTAGTTGGAGTGCAATATTTACAAGGGCTGTACAGACTGTGTCACCCTCAGGCGTCGCCATGAGTGAACTTAAGAGTTCGGCGATATCGATACCATCATCTCCCAAAATCTGCTCGTCATCGGACATGTCCAAAGAAATTTCATCTTCGGAAACAATTTCTCCCTCTTCAATTTCATCTTCTTCAGGGTGTGTCGACATTTATGTTGGACTGAGAAAAATTGGGATCGGGAAATGCGCGTTCCCCCAAAATTATTTTCTCTGCCTATAGTACAACAACTCTCAAAATGGCCGGTGGTCTCATGCAACTCGTAGCGTACGGCGCCCAGGATGTCTACCTTACCGGTAACCCTGAGGTGACTTTCTTCCAGGCGAAATACAAGCGCCACACCAACTTCGCGATGGAGAACATCGAGCAGACCGTCAACGGTACTGCCGCGAACTCCGGTCGCGTGTCTGTCACTGTTGCGCGCAACGGTGATCTCGTCG